TTCGATCCCTGTGCGGCCCACCAGAAAAAGAAGGGGTTTCGCTATGTTGCGTTGCCCCTTCTTTTTTTATGCTTCTAGCGTTGTGTCCATATTTGTCCACACCCAATCTTTCGACGGCGGCCCGCAGCGCCGGGAACGCAACATGGGTGTATATTTGTGTTGTGGTGATGGACTGATGCCCGAGGCCCACCTGGATCAACCTGATGTCTTCCCCGAGCTGTAACAGGTGAGTAGCGTACGAATGGCGCAGCATGTGTGCATGAATCCGGCGCTTTATTCCTGCCCGATCCTTTGCCCGCTTTATTGCCTTTTTCACGTCGTATAGGCGAAAAGCGCCCGTCGAATCTTTGACCCTCTTAAGGGCCTTCTTTGCGTCGTAGAGGCCACAATCCGCCCGAGGCGAGGGGAACCACTAACCTATCAGGCAAAAGCGGCCCAGGGACCAGCCGGGCGTATCCCGTGACGATCTTCGAGAGCTTCACAGGTACGGGCACAAGCCGTTCACGATTTCCCTTTCCGCGAATCCTCAAGTACCCTGCATCGAGGTTGACGGCTCCCCAGGTGAGGCCCAGGGCCTCATCCTTCCGCAGCCCGCAGTAATAGACCGTAGAAAAGAGGGTGAAATAAAACGAGCTGTCCATATTGTCCAGAAGCCTTGAAACCTCTTCGGGCGTCAACACGTCGGGAAGACCCTTGAAGTGGGGAACCTTGTCTGTCTTCGGCGGCTCCTCGCAGTAACCCCTTGAGCTGCCCCACTTCAGCATATGCGTCATGCACAACAGTTCCAGGTTGACGGCTCTTGTTTTCCGATACCGTCCAGGCTCAGAGAGTCTTTTTTTCTTGTAGGAGTCGAGCATGGTACGCGTGAGCAAGTGGGTTTTCATCGGCCCGAAGTAGGGCAGAAGATGCCCCCACAGCATTTTCTTCTTGTCCAGGTGTGTCTTCGGTGCCTGGTGCGTCTGCACCCATTCAAGGTATTCTTCTGCAATGACGGAGACGGTACGGTCGAGAAAAGTATTCTCCTTGCCGAATTGCGCCTGGACTTCGTTGTGGTATCGAAGGGCGTCCTCATAGGTGCCATCAAAGGGAAGGCGAACCCTTTTCCCTTTGTACCCCCAGGGGCGAAGGTCGATGATGTGCTTATCTTTGTTTTTCGATCTCACCGCCATGTTGCCCTTTTACGCTCATTCCGTGCTTTGTCAAGTAGTGCAGAACATCGGCTTGTGCTTTCCGGCGTACCTCTCCGGGAGCCTTTCCCGAGAATATCTCTAGAAGGCGATCCAGCTTCGTCTCTATTCGATTGAGCTGGTCCTGGTCCATCATCTCACTGTGCATTGCCGTCTGGTGTATCCGGCGGCCTCCATTTCACACCCGAGAAGACACGCTCCGCCTTGCCGGTTTCCTTGTTGCGTTCCTGTCTTTGACGCTTCCTGAGTTGACCACAGACGGAATACAGCTCCCTAAAAAGATTCTCATTGCTCAATGGCGAGTAGCCATTATCTTTGCAGTAGTCACGGTACTGTTGATATATCTCCGCCTTCTTCAGCGTCCTGTCCTGGTCGTCCACAAATTCAAGCTCATCCTCGGCGAAGCACTGCACGGGGTTGTTGCTCCTCTTGTACCCCCTCATGATCTCTTCCGTCTCTTCGCAGTTGGTAAAGGCCTTCTGCTTCTTCAGCCTCATCAGACCGGCCAGGGACCAGACGAATATATCCGAGAGTTCCTTTTTCAGTACGTCGAGCAAATGCGGATCCCGGTCCGTATCGCCCACAAAGAATTGTCTCTTAAACTTGATTGGAAGCAAGCGACGGTAATAACCGTGTGTCGTGTCCTTTACTCGCGGAAGCAGATTTCCGGCAAAGAGAAGCTTGCAAAATGGAAGAAACTGAAAAGAGTTTTGATGCTTGAAGGCCCCGTCAATCGGGTCCCCCGAGGTGATCGCCTTGAAGTAGGGGCTCTCGATGTAGTTTCCGCCGATCTCGGTGCTGATATTCACCAGTTTGTTATACAGGGAGCTTCGATGAAATTCGTTTTCAAGAGAGGCAAAGGCCACGGCGGAGCAATTTTCGGGACCTACCATTTCCCGCAGCACATGAATCATTTTACTCTTGCCGTCCTCTCCTGGTCCGAGGAGAAAGAGACACTTTTCATAATCGGCGTTCCTGGTGAGGCAGTAACCGAAAAACTCCTGCACCTGAAGGATAACCTCCGGCGTCTGCACCGTCTGTTCAAGATACTTCAGCCATCGAACGCAAGCCGTCGTGTCGTGCGATTTGAATGACACCGGCAAGACATAGGTGTTGAAAAAATCCTGATCGTGGGGAACCAGCTCATAGTCGCACATATTCAGCATCCCGTTTTGAACGGGCAGCCAATCCGTCCTATCGTTCACGCTGCGCCCGTGGGGGATCGTGCACAGCACCCTCGCCTGATAGACGGCATCCTCGACGCGGGACTTCTGTGACTCATCGCCCAGGAAGCGGATTGCCAGGTTGCGAAGATGATCGTCGGCGAAGATTTCAAAGTGCTTTCCATTCCAGCGGTACAGAAGCCCCGTGTCCGGGTCGGAAAGAAGTGACAGGCCTTGCAGGATCTTCTCGGCGAGCAACCGGGGCTTAAAGCTCTCCCTACCATTGACGCCCTTGCTGAAGAATTGTTCCTTGTCGTTGTTCTCCGGCAATGAGGCGTCTTCTTCGGTCCAGGACTTCGCCGCAGCCAGCAGCGCCTTGAAGTCATCAATCGTCTTCCCGTGTCGGACAAAGAAGTCCGTGAGATCCTGGCCGCCCTTCGCAGGCCAGGTGCCGTCTTCGAGGCGGCCCATGTAGTCCGGCCACTGAAGCAACCGCACGGACTTTGCAACCTTCAAAAGGCAGCTCGCCGCCTGTGCCGCATACTCTTGCCCAGGCTGATCGGCGTCATAGGCGACCACAACGTCACGTCCTCGGAAGGGCTCAAGGTGTTCGTCCGGCCAGGTATGTTTCTTCGCTGTCTGAGTAACGACATTGATGCCCAGGGAAAGGGCACAGATCGTGTCCGGTTCGCCCTCACAGACCACGACCGGATCATCGGGCAGCATAGGAAGGGCAGGGAACAGGCGGGCCTCTCCGGTGCCCGTTGCAGCGGAGATCATCTTTCCCTCTGACGCCCCAGGCTTATAGAGGCGGACGTTTACCAGCTTCCCCGCCTGGTCGCGCACAGGGATTGCGATTCGCTCCGCCGGTTTCGCCTCTTTGATCTCGCCCTTTTTGTTGTAGTAGTGAGTCTGAAGGCGAAGATCCAGGATCTCGATCATCCGGCGGGACCATCCCCGCGTCTTTTCGAGGTCCTTGATTTTCGTCTCAGGCAGTGGGGGGAGTTTTTCCAGTAGTGCGTCGAGATCCGGGACCTTCGTCTTCGTTGCCTTGCGCTTCCCCGAATCGTCCTTCGGTTGGTGATCCTTGCGAGTGCTGCCCTTCGCGTCCCTGTCCAGCCCATAGGCAGTACAGAAGGCCTTGAATCCCTCCTTCTCATCAAAGCCCTTGACGTGCGACCACAGAGAAACTAGATCGCCTTCAGCCGGGCAGGAAAAACAGTTATACACGTCCTTGTTGTAGTTGTAGCTGAAAGAGGGGTTTTTCTCGTTGTGGAAAGGGCAGAGGCCGTGAAGCTCGCCTTTGCCTTCATCAGCCCTCATGACACGGAAAAGCGAGCGTGCTATTTCGGCCCGTTGAGATTCGGGAAGGTTATCTCTCGCTATACCCATAATCTCTCTTTCGTTAGTTAGTGAGGCCGCTCGAAGCAGGCGGCCCCACTAACTAAACAGGAGGCCCGCCCCCCAATTGAAAAGCCGCAGCCGCTTACGGCCCAGGGGAGAAGGAGCGGGATCATGCTCCCCTTAACACTGGTAACGTCTTTCTAGGTCCTGTCGCGCCTTCACGTCGTGCTTGATGGTTGCCAGGAATCCCTTGAATCCCGAATGACAGTATTCTGCCCGAAGTGCCGCGTCGATATTCCAGGTACGCTCCGCCTTCTGTTCAAGTGGCAGATTTGCCAGTTCAGCCCGCAAAGCCTCAATCTGCTGTTCAGGCGTTGGCGATTTTTTTTCGTTCCCCTGCATTACGGTTTCCGCATGTTTTCTGACTTGATGATTGTAAACGTCCGATACTCCCTCATGCCGAGCCCCTTCACGAATGCTCTCGTAGAGCACCGGATAAGCCGCCGCAAATTCCTTCTCGGTGATCTCGCACGGGTCGGTTACATTTTTCTTTTTCATTTCGTCCTCCATGTTAGAATCTTCGACCGTCAAAGCCCTTCACACACTCATCACAACCGGAGGATAAACGCACCCGATCTCCCCCGAATTATTTTAGCAGTTGGGCAACAAGTTCCGCCCGGCGTTCCTTCGTCATCAAAAAAGGAATCCTGCGCTGGTAGCCATCGTGCCGCTTTTCCAGCATCATCACAAACGGTGCGCCTGGTGCGGCTTCACTGGCGTGCGAAGGTTGCGGGAAGCCTACCAACTCGGGAAGGCGCACCTTGAGTTGCCCGAGGCCGCCAAGTCGCGCCAACTCACCGACGCCCGCGGATAATGCCTCGAATATCGCCGCGTACTCCTCGGCAGCCGGGCGGTAACGATCCCGAAGGCCGGTCAGCGTCTCGCTGATTACGTCACGCATCACTTGGTGCTCGTCTTCCTCGGCCTGTGCAATCAGCCTGGTAAGTTCCCCGATTTTGCGCCTGTGAGCCTCGCGCCTGATACCCGCTGCTTCAAGATCGGCCCGGATCTTTCGTTCCCGCTTTTCCAGATCGGGGAGTGCATCCCCGGCTTTCGGGTTATATACCTCATCGACGCGAATTTCTTTGATAGTCGATAACAGGCCCTCATGCTCCTGCGTCGCTTTTGCCGTCCAATCGGCGTCATCCTGGTCGCGCCGCTGGCAAGAGGCCAGATCATCCCGAAGGGCTCCAGTGATTCTCTGTTTAGTGGTGATTTTTTCGTTCATCGCATCCTCCTGAAAACTTGGCAGATAGGTAGCTACTTCTTTGCAGACGTCTTCCTAACGCGCGGGGAATTAAAAGGACGCGCGGCCTGCATCGCCCTTGAATCAGATGTTTCAACTGGATAAAATGACGGCGAAATACTCAGATCAACAAACTCATCTTCAGCCGGAAGAACCTGAACCAGTGCACGGTTTTCACCTTCAACATATATAATGTAACCTACTCGCTCTCCGACAGCGGGATCAAGCGATACAGGGCCTTCGGGCGCTCCACAAAAAACAGGCCGCCCCCGGTCCATCGGCTTCACATTGAGGACAGTCAGGACCACTCTGGCATGTGTCAAAATCCGACAGGTGGTTATCTCATTCGCCTGGATAATACCTACGAACATCAGACCAGGACGAAGGGGCCACACTATACCAGCCGGATCGAGGCCAACAAAGCTTCCGATCACAACCAAGTAGCCGCTAGGCCGCTGTGCATTTCGCCAACGCCGCGTGCAAGATACATCATAGGTGTGATTGACAGATCGCCAGGGAAATGCTCGGCTGGCGTCGATTACGGACATTCCGAGTTTTACCGGCACCTCTTTTTCGGCAAAAAGATAAGGATTACTTTTCATGTTGCACCCCTTTATTTTGTAAGTATCGCTTTATCCACTGCTCCACATCACCCTGCGTGTATCGAATAGCGAAATTATGGCAGAAGTAATAACGAGGCCCCCGGCCCAGGCTCCTGAGTTTAGCCAGCAGGCCGCGCTTTATCTCGAAGAGCTTTTCTGCTTCTCTATCTCCGAGAAAATTTTTCTGATGAAAGCTCATAGCCTGCCTCGTTTTCGCTCAATATACTCCCCAGAAAACCGAATGTATATTTCCCGAATGCAATCGGGGAAATTAGCTCTTTTAGGTGTGTTTGTGCCGCTTCGGTCTTCCCCCTTTGTGACTCTCAGGGGGATATACATCATTGATCCATATTCGTATGCGCTTTGCAGGACAGTCCTTAAAGAATGGATTTTGCTTGATTATCTCAATGCCGTCACTAATTCGAGGAATCCCCCCCTCGCGGAGAGTTGGCTTGACATGTTCTCTTTCGGCAATCCGGCGCGCCTCTTTTCGTTCCTGTTCTTCCTGAAAACTTCTACTCTTTCGCGCCTTCCGTTTCTTATGCGATTCAATCAGGGGAAACATAAATTTTCCCCTTCGCCATTCATCGAGAAGAAGTAGCAGCCGCATGGAAATTTTGAGCCTATGCCGCACGGCAGGATGATCGTCCTCACATTCTTCAATAACCATTTTCCAAATTCCTGATCGCGCTTCGAGAATGGCAATAATTGCCGTCTCAAAGGCCCCGTATTTTTCATAAGGGATCAGATGCTTTCCGACGCGCTCAAAATATAACTGGCTTCCCTCCTTCACTTCGTCCCGGAGCTGCCCCCGCCATACTTTTACGGCCTGTGAGAGATACAAGATTTCGCTTCTTTCCCACGGCATAGCGTTGAGCTGCCGAATCTGCCGAAAAGCCTGCAATCGCAAATCTTCATATCTGCCAGCAATGAGCCTGGCCGCTTCTCGTTCAGCAGCTCCGCACTTAATCGCATCTCCTGGTTTGTGTACTGCATTAAATGCGACTCCGCAGTGATAACGCGCCGCGTGAATGATATTCATGAACACGATGAAAGGCGATTGTAATTGGTATTGATCTTCACCAAGTAGACTCATCAACTCCAAAAATGATTTAAGTTTATCAGGAAGATCCCCATAAAGCGGATGCCACTTCGAACTAAATAATTTATCCATGAGTGACTTGATCTTTGCTCTTATTATTGTCCTTTCTTTTTCTGTCGGTTCTTTCTTCCTCATCATCATGCCTCCCAGCATGTCCCGTTAGTATAGGTGCGGCCCGGCCCGGCGGGATATTCCGGGCATTCGGCGGCCAACCTAGGGCCGCACCCTTCCTGCTATAATGATCTTGGCAATTAGAGGCCTCTTTTTATACCGACATGCAGTTTGTCATAAACTGCATGAATCTCGGAAGACAGCCCTTTTAGGAACGAGCTGATTCCGTTCAGCTCCTCGCCGTCCATCTCTCGCCCGCCCGCTGTTTCGCAAAAGAACAGGCCCGCCAACCCCTTGAGCTTGTGGGCTATGGGCATCAACTCTTCGTTTGCAAGTTCCCTGATTGACTGTAATGCTTCGTTCTCCTCGAAAATGTAATTCTTATTCTTCTTCTGTTCCATGTCACCCTCCATATTATTTGTCAGTCGTATTCTTCCCGCGATTCCTCGATCATGCGTTTCAGCTCCGCCTCGTAGAGATCCCAGCGATAAGAGTTCTCGGGATATTCGATGATGTCCTTTTTCAGCTTGTCCAGGTCGAAGACGGCAACGTGCCCGGCGGCCTCGAAAAGTACGGCCTGCACCGGAGCCCGTCGCCCCGGCTGCCGGAAGATCGCCACGTCGAAGGATGCACCAGCGCATCCGTTCCGGCGGTATGACTCTTTTACGACCATCTTCAAATAACTGTCACTCATGGTCTGACACCCGTTTACACAAAACGTCGAGGATCTTTCCTTCGTCAATATGACCGTTTCCTCTTCGCGCTTCAACGATACTGATTTCACCCACCTTAGCCTCCAAGTGCTGAAAGAGATCGGCTACCTTAGCGTCATAAGTCTCAATGAGACGGTTTCCCATCTCAAGAATAATTGCCGGTTCGAGGGATTCCGGTTCGTGCGTCGCCTGGACGTAAATCATTTCGAGAAAGCCCTTTATGTAGCCGAACATCAGGGAAATTTTATCTACAATTCTTTCATCACAGACGTCGATCTCTAATTCGGCACTACCGCTGCCGTCAGTTACGACGGATTTGTAAATGACTTCGCCTTCAATCTCGGATTTTATTACTTTGATGTCTCGATGCATAATAAACCTCCTTTCTAACATTGCAGTATTCCGGCAGTCCCGACCGGAAGCCCCAGGGCACGGAAAACGCGCTCCGGGTCCGTTGTCTCGATCCTCGCCCCGAAGAGATCCCGGAAGCACTGGAAGGCCGCCCCGTCGATAATCCGCCCGTTGTTATACAGAAGCACCCCCAGGCCATAGCTTGAAGCCGGGTGATCCGCCGTCCAGGTCAACCGCGTCCGCTCCCGGCTGATCCCGGCTTCCCTGGCCGCTGCCGTCTTCGGCACGATCAGCGTCACTCTCATACCTCAGCCCCGTCTCGTATTTGCTTCAGCTTCCGGGCCTCGAAATTCCCGGCACTTCCTCACAAGCCGGTCTAGATACTCCTCTGCACAGTCCAGCGTGAAGGAGATCAAGAGACAGACACAGGCAAGCACCATCGTCAGCATTGCCACGTCCGAGAAAATGCCAGCTGTCTTCTCAGTCATCCACTGCATAGGCTCCCTCCTAGTTGACGTATCCACCCCCCCCTGGAAGGCATGAAAGCCCCCAGGGATGCAGGCATAAAAAACCCGAAGACCTTTCCCGGCTTGAGCTGGCCGCCCATAGCGTCACCGCTATGAGGATCTTCGAGTTATTTTCTTTACTTTTCATGGGCTCACTTCGGAAATAACATAATAACGTAATCCCATTATTACGTTATTACGGCTATTGTCAACATATTTTATATGTGGTAAAGATGTCATCCAGTAAAGCAGGGAGTTAAGGCATGAAAAATGAAAGTTTCACCTTGCGGTTAAATCCAGATTTAATTAAAAGAATCAGGATATTAGCTCTCGAAAAAGGGGGGAATGCCAATGAGCTTATAAATCAGGCATTGACGCAATACCTCGAAAAACATCGCATTACAGAAAAGAAAACAAAAAAGCCCGCTGATTAAATTTCTAATAAATAAAGCGAATATCAGAACCTCGGGCAGTGTCCGGCTGCCCGGCTGCCGGTCGGCCTGGTGCAACTCGGCCAGGTCAACCACGTCGAGGCCCTTCTCACGTCGACGCCACGGCAGGGCAGGGCCGCCCGCTACGCTGTGTGCGTCAACCCCCCCGTGTCTTCTATTGGCCCTGGTCAAGATCGCGCCTCTCCTTCAATCCTGGTGCGCTGTCTTCCCGCGATAACTGCCTGAATAGCCACTTTCAGCGGATCGTCGGCTTTCGATGCTTACATTGTTACCGCTTCTCGGGCTCCCCTGCGCCTCCTCCGCTTCTCTGTTCCATTACCACGATGAAAAGGCAGGCCTCGGGCGTCATGGGTGCGTCGATGCTCGGGGATAGATGGAGGGTTGTTTGATGTTTTTTTCTGTTTTTGTCAAATTTCAATTTCAAAATAATTTTCCGTATTAACCCTCAAACCCTCCCTATTGATCGCCGTCATGATCTAGGGGAAGGCCTCCGGCTGACATCCCGGCGGGTCTTTGTCATCGAGCCCGGCACCCGGTGTGCCCGGTGCAGCTCGCCCAGGGCGTCGATCGAGGAGCTGGTGGTGATCGCCTGCCGGGTGCGTTCCGCGTGACCGCGTCGAGGTCCTGGTGGTGCTCGGCGTCGCTGTCCAGGAGAAGGCCCCGGCGGAGCCCCTGGCCGCCGTCACTTTTCCGTTGGGGGCTGTATTCAGCGCTTCTTTCCACACTTCCCGCTGCTGCTCGGGATCAAGGCGAGTGAGGGGGCGAGCTTGACGTTCAGTAATGGGAACCGTGGTTCCCAAATTCTCGGTAACGGAAGTTGCCAAGATGAGTTGGTTTGCTCTCCTTCTTGACATCCCAAACCGATCCTGGCAGTAATCCTCGAACGTCTTATGAGCTTCCCTGTACAGTCTTCTTTCTCTTATCTGAAGCAACGCCCGGCCAACCACGTCGAGGAGCTGGTGGTGGTGCTCGCCGTCTAGATCCTGGTGGTGGTGGTCTCCGTCACCGGGTCCGGCTGCCACGTACAACCCGGCCAGGTCAACCACGTCGAGGAGCCCGCCTGTATCGCCACCCACGGCAGGGCAGGGCCGCCCGCCGCGTAGCGTGTCTTGAATTTCCCGTGTCCTCTATCGGCCTTAATCGGGATCGGGTCTCTCCGTCGATTTAAACACGTCGTCTTCCCCGGATAACCGCCCAAATAGCCGCTTTCAGAGGATCGGCGGCTTTCGCTGCCGCGTCGAGCTGGTGGTGCTCGGCGTGTTGATCGCCGTCGAGATCCGGGGAAGGTCACGGCGGAGATCCCGGTGCAGGCCTTCGTCATCGAGGCCCTGGTGCTCCGCTGCCGAGTGCTGCACGCGTGACCACGTCGAGGCGCTTGTGGTGGTAGTCGCCTTCGAGATCCAGCGGAGCCCCTGGCCTACGTCACCGTGGCCCGGTGCAGCTCGCCCAGGTCAACCACGTCGAGGAGCCGGTGCAGTGCTCCGGCTGCCTCCCAGGTGATCGAGTCGCTGGTGGTGGTGATCGCCTTCGAGATCCGGCGGAGCCCCTGGCCGTCGTCGAGCGCCGCTGCCTGGTGCAGCTCGGCCAGGGCGTCGCGGAGCTGGTGGTGATCGCCGTCGAGATCCAGGGGAGCACCTGGCCGCCGTCATCTGGTCCGGCTGCCGGTGCACCGCGTTCCCGGTGCGGGCCTTCGAGGTCCTGCCCGTATCGAAGCCACGGCAGGGCAGGGCCGACCGCCGCGCCGCGTGTCCAGAATCCCACGTGTCCTCTATCGGCCTTAATCGGGATCGTGCCTCTCCGTCCATTTAAACGGGCCGTCTTCCCCGGATAACTGCCCGAATCGGCGCTTTCCCGGGAGCGGCGGCTTTTGATGCTAACCATGTTCCCGCTTCTCGCGCTCCCCTGCGCCGCCCCCTTTCCCTTTGATCCCCTACCATGATGAAAAGGCCAGGCATCGAGGAGCTGGTGGTGGTCGCCTGGTGCCGGGCCTGCCGCGTCACCGCGTCCGTCTGCCGGTGCGCCTGGTGCAGCTCGCCCAGGGCGTCAAGGCCTCGGCGGAGATCCCGGCGGCCTTCGTCCAGGATCACGTCATCGAGATCCTGGTGGTGGTCCGCCGGCGGTCGGCCTGGTGCGTTACCGCGTCGAGCCCCTGGCCGCCGTCGCCGCGTCCGTCTGCCGGTCTGCCTGGTGCAGCTCGCCCAGGGCATCGAGGAGCTGGTGGTGATTCGCTGCCCTCGACGGCTAGATGAAAGGGATAGGAACGGGATGTATCGGCGGGGCAGTAATCGGCGGCTTCGCTATCGCACGCGCCCGCCGGTTTGCTTTGCTTCCGGTGCAGCTCGCCGAGATCCGCGACGCCTCACGGTCCCGGTTTCGTTTGCGGGTACTTCCGGCGCATTCGTCCCTTGTGCCTCCATCGTCCTTGACAGAATGAAATTATCGAATGACTCAGTATGAATAAAATAACCCTTTTTTGCTTTGATGATCGGCGCTCCGCGTTCGCATAGCCAACGAAATGTTGATTTCTGGATGTTGTATTTTTTGCAGATATTCTCCACTCCGAAAATGACGTTGTCACTCATTGCGCCAATCTCCCATGCTGTGACCCTTACTGATGATCCGCCGCCCTGCGTTCCCTTTCGTCATCCATTGCGAGAGTTGCTTTAGGTTAGGCATCCATTCGTCATCGGCGCAGGCTGCCGCTATGACTTCGCAGTCAAGAAAGTGGTTATCCTTGCGAACCTGTTTCCACTCGACGCGGTTGTGCCGGTCCCGGCGCAGCTCTTCAGCGAGAATCTGCCGGGTATAATCAACGCCCGTTTCACTGTGAAGATGAAAGCGTTGAGTTTCCCCCTCGGTTCGGCTCAACCGCCAGTGTATCAGGCTCTTGTATTGCGAGGTATCGAGAAAGTGCAGCTCTAGCCCGCCCGGAATCGGGCGGTTGCCCCGGTCCATTTTGTCAATCACCCGGAATTGGATTCGCTTTCCCGTTATATGAGGCCGTGAAGATCCCTTTGTGCCGTAGGCGATCCGAAGGTGTGAATTTTTTCTGAGCCACTGGTAAGCCTCTTCGGTCCGCGTCCATTCCCCGCTGCCGTCCTTCGATCCACCGCCCGTATCAATGCCCGCCCGGAAGACTCCCATTGTCGATGTTGAATCCTCCACCTGATATTTTGTATGGAAAAGCAGCGCCTCTATGTCGGCCCAGGAGAACAACTGACCATACTGCACCAAATGACTGTTAAGCGCCTCATCCCAGGCCCGTACAACAAAGCAGAAGTGATCCTTTTGCATGTCAACGCCGACCGTGAGAGCAACAGCCCACTTGGGCACAACACCAGGCGGAAGATTCGTCTTTAGCGAGAGGATGGAGCTGTCTTCCTTGCGTTCGATAACCTCTTTCCACGTCTCGGCCTTGTGCTGAGTGACGAAAACCATGAGCTTTGACGGATCATCGAGGCTCCGGAGAAACGAGGCGGCCACGTCGGACAGCGAGACAAAAGGGCTATACCAGCTCGGAAGATGGAAGGCGACGGCTTCCGGGCGCTTCACCGCTGTTCGCGGAATCCATTTCCCCTTTTTCACTGCCGCGGTTCTCATGCTGTCATCCCAGGACATCCCGCAGCCTCGGCACGCGTAGTGCGCCCGTTTCTCGCGGGAAATCACACGCGGATCTCGAATGTCCCGAGGCCAAACGATATTGTCAAAGATCATCACCTGTAGATCATCGCAAATCGGGCAGGGAACGTGATAGTCGCGGACTTCGTCGGCCTCGGAGATCAACGCCCGGTCGATATTGCCCCCCTCGATGGTCGGAGTAGTAAACTTCAGAATTTTTTTGTTGTAGGGATAAGCAGTGGTGCGGATCTCAGACAGGCTGATCGGGTCGGCTTCCTTGCCGCTGAAATCCGGGTATTTGTCGATCTCGTCCAGGAAGAGGTAACGGATAGACTCCGAGGAGAGTTCAGCCGCCGAAGTGGCCCAGGCCAGCATCAGATCCATTCCGTTGATGAAGCGAACGGCCAGCGTTGCCTTGTCGGCAGCACGCGGGCCGAGAAGCCCCTTCAGCCTCGGCGTCCGCTCGATCATGGGGATGATCCGGCGCCTCGCAATGCGCTTGGTTACTTTTTCATCGGGCATGACGTACATCGACGGGCCGGGGTCCTGGTCGATGGAGTAGCCCAGGCAGTTAAAGGCAACCTGCGTCTTCCCCGTCTGAGGTGCCCAACAGAGTATAATTTTCCGAATGGTTGGCATCGTCCAGCAGTCCATTGGCTCGACAGCATAGGGCGTAACTGTATTGCTCCACCTGCCCGGCATTGATCCCGTCTCGACCATCCGGTATTTCTCGGCCCACTGCGAGACGGTGAGGCCTTCCTTCGGTTGAAAGATTCGGCGCTCTGCCTCGGGACTCCTGAAGGTGTATAGTTTGGTTGCGGCTTCTCTCATTCGTCGCTTTCGAGTTCATCCGGGTAGCCGTCGCCCGGAAAGATCCCTTCTTCTTCGTCATTCTCTTCCGGTATGGGAATGACTATTTCATGGACTCGATCCGTCGAGTAAGTGGCTAACCACTCTTCCGACTTATTCAGCATAAACACGACGAGATCCTGATTCTTCAAGGAATCCCCCCCCACAAGCGAAATGATCTCCGCCGCGTTTCCATATATGAAATTCTCTATACCACTTCGGAAGAGGAGCGCCCTTGCAGTAAGCTCCCTTTCATGCCAGGCCCTCGTAACATACTTTTCCGACAGCCCCCGCGCCTTCACCTCCCAGGCAATCGCCTGTGCTTTCGCCTTTCGGATCTCGGCCAGGGTTTTTTCCTGCACGAGGTTGTCATCCTCCCGGATCACGGGGGCACCATCCGTTCGATTGAGGTACTTACGTGCATACCGGAGGAGATCCGCGACGGAGTATTCCCCGCTCGAAGGTGCCCGGAGCTTTCCCTGTTCACGGTGTTTATAAATCTGAGTTTGGGAAATCTGCCATCCGAGATTGACGAGAAATTGCCGCCCTGCCCGGAGGTTCATCGTATTTTTCTGTTCTGCATCCACAGTCATTTTGAGGCCTCCACTTGAATCTTTTCCCTTGTTAATTATTCGACCCGCCAGGGCGTCGAGTCCTGCCCATATCGAGGCCACGGCAGGGCAGGGCAGGCCGCCGCGCCGCGTGTCCAGAATCCCTTGTGTCCTCTATCGGCCTTGATCGGGATCGGGCCTCTCCGTCGATTTAAACGCGCCGTCTTCCCCGGAACACTGCCCGAATCGGCGATTTCATGGGATCGGCGGCTTTCAGGTGCTAGCCATGTTCCCGCTTCTCGCGCTCCCCTGCGCCGCCCCCTTTCCCTTTGATCCCCTACCATGATGAAAAGGCCAGGCATCGAGGAGCTGGTGGTGGTCGTCATCGAGATCCCGGCGGCCTTCGTCCAGGATCACGTCATCGAGATCCTGGTGGTGATCCGCTGCCGGTCTGCCCGGTGCAGCTCGCCCAGGGCGTCGAGGAGCTGGTGGTGATCGCCTGCCGGGTGCATTCCGCGTGACCGCGTCGAGGTCCTGGTGGTGCTCGGCGTCGCTGTCCAGGAGAAGGACCCGGCGGAGATCCCGGTGCAGGCCCGCGTGATCGAGGCGCTGGTGGTGGTGATCGCCTTCGGGATCCGGCGGAGCCCCTGGCCGTCGTCGAGCGCCGCTGCCTGGTGCAGCTCGGCCAGGGCGTCAAGGAGCTGGTGGTGGTCGCCGTCGAGATCCAGGGGAGCCCCTGGCCGCCGGTATCCCGGTGCGGGCCTTCGAGGTCCTGCCCATATCGAGGCCACGGC